AGGTCGGCGGCGAGGTACATCTGCGTGGTTTCAGGGGACTCGTGGCCCAGCCAGAGGGCGATGACCGTGCGATCGACCCCGTGCTGAAGAAGGTCCATCGCCGCGGAATGGCGAAGCACGTGCGGCGAGACGCGGGCCGGATCGATGCCTGCGCCAAGCGCAGATCGTCTATGGATTGGATGCCCTTCTTTACAAGAGATACAAAAGAGGCCATTGCGGCTGTCCCGGCTACCACCGCTGCGGCCAAGACCCCGAAGGATATCCCCAGTCCCGTCACTCCTGATTCGGCTGTACCCAAGGCCCCAGATGCGGAACCGGCGGAACCTTCAAGATCCTTTATCTTCTTGTTGACCGCATCCAGCGCACGGCTTGCCTCGTCCCGGGCCTTGATGAGGATTTCTATTTCGTTTTTTCCTGCCACTCTCGCTCCCTTTCGTCCTGTTCCTGCACATCAACGGCTACTTGCAAATCGAAAAGAAGATCGGCATAGGCCCCTCGCAACAGTTCCGAGGGGCGTATCCCGTACCGCTGGGCTACTCCGTCGAGGATTCTGGCGTGGTGAGCGGAGAGCCCGTGTCTGCCAAAGGGATGCCATCCTCCGATTCCGCACGCCTCGGGAACAGGGAAATCGCGGCATCGACAAGTTCATTGATATCCCCGATGGAGAAATCGTCCGGGTCCATCAGCCCCCGGCCCACGGGATCTTTCTCATCCCCGAGACGTACCAGACATGCCTCGATATACCGCCTGGAAATAAATATCGAACGGCTATCATCCGCCACCGAATCTATTCCCGGCAGCGGTCCGAGTTGCGCTAGCTTGAACGTCGAGGGGACACGGATTTCCGCCTCGATCCCAGAGGGAAGCATTACCGTTTTCCTGCGTGAGCCGATCCATTCGGAAAAACTTTTGCTCATAAATCCTCCTCTTGTTTTAGATAGGGCGGGCTTTCCGACTCGAACGGACGCCCAGGTTTTTACACTTGTCCCGAGCAAGCGACCCGGGCCGGGAAGGCCGGAAGGAGGGAAACAACCTCCCCAGGTGTCCCGCCACCATCGACCCGCCCGGGTTCTATGAGTTGTAGGATGCGAAGGTATTGCAGAGCGTGAATGTAGCGACCGTGCCGGAACCGGAATGGTATTCGGCCATCCCCTCGATTGTAACCGTAATGATGCCGGGGCCAGGAACCGCCGTAGGGTGCTTTGTCAGTTTCAACTGCGGCACCTGGAGGCGAAGGAATTCATTCACCCCGGAGGAAATGGAAGTCACGCCGAGAATGTAGATATCGACTGCAAGGGCCGTCTCATTCTTGACGTTCAACCAATCCGACATCGAGATATCCGCCGTCCCGGAGAAGCGGGCGAAGGAACGGAATCCATCCCGGAAGAAGTAAGCCGGGGCCGTGGTATTATTGATCCGGTCCTGCCCTGCCACGCGGTTATCGAACGAGAACCGGAAATCACGATACCTCGTTACCGCAGCACCGCCGATGGACAATGACGCGGACGACCAACGGAACGGATTGATTCCGGCAGGCCATGCGGTGGGAACGGCCTTTGTTACGAGGGTGACTTGCTTCCCGATGATTCCCCAAGTCGCCCGCACGTATCGGCCTGCTTCCACAGAAAGCTCCAACGTGTTGATGAAGGAATCCTGATAGAGATACGCCGAGTTGACGGACGAATCCCCCTGGTGGACCTGGAAAGCATAGGCCGGGAGGGTATGGATATCCCCGAAATCTCCCGACTTCGGATTGAAGGTATGGATGAATCCGCTCCCAACCGCCGCCGGAGAGGACTGTCCACATAGGCCGCGTAGGAGATGGCCCGTGACTAGAGGATGGACATTCGCCACGATAGGTCCAGCGGCGCGAGTATATCCCAATACCCGGTTCGGTTCATCCGGATTCCCGGAGATCGAATCGTCCTGCAATTCCTCCGGGTTCCAATCCAGACCGTGATTTGCGAAGGGTACGTTGTACCAAGACGAGGGGGATGTGGCCCCCATGCTGTTCTGCCTACAGATTGCGAGATATGCGTTGCTTCCGAAGCCGGGCATTTTTCACACCTCCCTATGACATCAAGGTTACGAGCAGTTCTATGTTCGCGGCGGCCCAAAATCCCGCCGTTTCGTCCTGTGCGGTTTCATATTCGATTCTTCCCAGTTGTGTCCAGGAAACCTTCCCCGATAGGTTCCGGTTCGTGTCCTCCTTGATCGCCTGGCGCACCTTGTTCGCCAGCGTATTTCGTTTCTTGATCGCTTCCAACACGCCATCGGGAGAATATTCGGAGCAAAGTACTGAATACCGAAGCGTGGTCAGATATGGATTGACGCTGCCGATATCATCCTCGGTATTTTTCTCCCCTGTGAGCGTTACCCCGATTTCGGATGCATTGACCGCCCCTACTTCGGCGGGTTCCGGTAGGACATTCGATTCCGGGATGGCGTCTTGAATCAGGTCCACGATGGCCTGCGTGATATCCTCGTAATTGATCGCCATCTATTTTTCACCCATAAGCATCGCGGAAATCACCTCGTTCGCCAGTTTCATGGCTGCCGCTTCGGGGGGAAGCATCGGGCGGGGGGGATAGCCAGGATGTTTCACGCCACGGACGACTGCCATGTTTGCCGTTCCGAGGAATTGCTTACTTCTCTTGGCATGTCCGAATGATTTGAATTCAACAATTTTCGGAATGAATTTTCTGCTTCCCACATGGCCATAACTTCCGCCAGCTCGAATACCGACTGAGCCATACCGTTGTTTCAGGGATGCTCCTTGGATAACCTTCCCCCCCATCCCGTACGTTTGAAACGCTACAGGGAAGGCGAGGGCTTTGGCCCTCTTGGGGAGGATCGTCCAAGGTCCTTTGCGGCCCTCGTGATGATACTTGGCAATCTTGGATGGGGAACCAACTCGAACCGATGAGGCATCATGCTCCTCGCGGAAAGCACTTCTTAATGTTTGAAGTGCCTTCGCAGACTGCCCAGAACGATGAGCATATTTCGTGTTCGGCCTCAAGGGCGCCCATTTCGTCCAGATTCCTTCGGCTTGGAAATTCCTATCTATTTCTTTCAAAAGTTCTACAGCAAGGGCGGCAAATATTTTATTGCTATTCTTTAACTTCTCAGCAACTCGAACAAGGTCAAGATCCCCTAAGACAACCTCAACCCTTGCCTTCCCGCCTTCCGCCATTACCGCGCATCCCATTCATCGTCGGTGCGGTCAGGGTCCACTTCTGCATCGACGATATCCGAGGCGCCAAAAGTAGGCGTGTATGAATCCAGGTTGCTCCAAAGGGTAGGCGTGGCCCCGTCGCCCAAGGGAGTGCCCCCGGAGGACACAAGCGTCGTATTCCCGTCAATCAACCGCTGAAACCAGTCAAGTACCGACTGGCGCATCTTTTCGAGACCCGTATCCCGTCCCGCTTCCCGGACATTGCGCTCCATGAAGGTGACGAAAGCCAATGCTTGTACCTTCCCGACGAGCACCGGGGGGGCGGGAGATACGGGAACGGTGATGTTCGCGGCGGCAAGGTATCCGTCTGCCTCGTCGGATGCTTCCTCAAGGAATCCGTACAGGGTCGCGGAAGTGGCATTCGTTGCGGCGAGCTTGGGATACCGTGTTTTCCAATTATCGACGGTTGTATAGAGCATCAGATATACTTCCCCTCGTATTTCCCGACCATCGCCTGCATTGCGTTCAACATGAATGCTCCTGCGGTGGCCGAGGACTTGAATTGCGCCAGGATTTCCCGCTCCACCTCGTTCCCGATGATGAGTTTCAGACGCATCGGTACCCCTTCGTTCAAGATCCGGTTCGCCTCGGAATAGTACGTCAGGGCATCCGGGGCCATAGGATCGTGAGGATTCGTGAGATAGCGATCCTCGTATAACTTCTGTGCCTCCTTCGCCCACTCCATGACCTGCGGATCCGGGCCCGTACCGTTCTGCTCCATCCGGTAGCGGCACAGATGAATGAGATCCCGAAGCCACAGGAAATACCCAAGGATGCGGTCCGGGTATTTCTTCCGGTCCTTCATCACCATATCGATGTTGCGAAGGAACCGGCTCTTGCGGACTTCCTCCGTCAAGTATCCATCGTGGGCAATCCATGTATCGGAGAGGACGAGCGCATATCCGACACCCTTATTCAGTTCCGTTTCCGGGTGTTCATGGACATGGCCATAGAAACGAATACCCTTTCGGTTGCGGAACAGGCGCATCGGGAGGTCCGGCTTCATGTTCATCGGCGGATCGACGGAAAGGTGATGCTGCTGGACTCCGTATGCGTTCAGGACATTCGGACGGAGGTATTTATACAGTTTCTTCGGGGAGAGCAATTCCTCGTCCGCGTCGATCCACAAGATCCAGTCGCCCTTCGCATCGGCGATGGAATGATTCCTCGCCTCCTCGAATCCGCATTCTATGGGATTCAATCCGTCGATCACTACCGCGCCGTACTTCTCGGCAATTGCCTTCGTGGAATCGGTTGTCTTGGGATCGAGCGCCACGATCACCTCATCTGCGAATGAGGAGACGGATTTGAGTGTCCGATGCAGCATCGCCTCGGCGTTGTAGGCGATCATGCAGACGGAAACGGTTTCCCTCGGGGCTTGCCATCGCTTCTTGCGTTCGATATTGATTTTGCCCGTTGGCTTCCCCGGTTCGTTTACATAAACGATGTAATGATGGCCGCAGGGCTGCTCGTAGTCATCCTTGGCAATCTGCTTGTAGAAAATCTGGATATCCTTCTTCTCGCCGAAGATATCCAGAAGATCGCTCATTTCGTAATGACGTAGGTGGCAACGATAGGGGAAGGTTTCGTAGGACATCGCCTCCCACGGGCCGTAGGGAACAGTGATGAAGATCGTTCCCCCGGGCTTGCACAATTTCTCGACCTTATCAATGAGCGCCTCGGGGCCAAGAGCATGTTCCAGGACTTCGTTGAGGACTACGAGATCGAAATGGGCATCAAGCGGGTGCCCTCCGCCATTTCCCATTTCATCATAAACCTTGAAGTTCACATTGTTCTGCTTGGCATATTTCTTCTTGCACTCCTCGGCTAACTCAATATTCCGAGGCGTGACATCAACACCAAGAAACTCCGCCCTCGGCAATTCATTCGCCGCCCGGATCGTCTGATGCCCGATCCAGCAGCCGTAGTCGAGAACGCTTTTTATCTTCCCGCCGTTCTTCCGCAGGAAGTCGCGCAGGACGATCCAACGATGCTCCGATTCGGATTGCTCGTATAATTCCACCCTCGCGCCCTTGTGCTCCGTCCCCTCGATGGGTCCGTCCACCTTCCTGTACTGCTCCCGGTACGCCTCGGGGGACACCGTAAAACCCCATCCGTCCGTAACGAATTTCTTCTCCTTGATGCACAGTGCCAGGCCGTCAGGGTAATCCTGATCGATCTCCCGGCACACCTCGATATCCGACAGGCGCAGGAAATGCTTGTAAAGCCGGTTCGGATCGGATGTACGCTCGGCCATGATCTCGTCGGAAAGTTCTATCAACCTGTCGGCCACCGGCCCCCACTGCATCTTCTCGCCCTGGATATAGGCAGCACGGGAGAGACGTTTCCATCCTATCTCATCCCGGAACAGGCGTTTCACCTCCCGGACGAACTTCCGCTGGATATCCTCATCGTATCCGTCGCCGGGGATGAGGATACCGGTTCCGGGCGCAACCGTCTCGGCAAGCGCCCCACGGTTCGTGGACAGGAACGGGAGTCCGCACGCCTGCGCTTCCATCGCGCTTATGCAGGAAATCTCATCGAAGTCCTTTGATACCGGCGCGGGGGTCGGGTAGATATAGAGCCAGGAACGGGAATAGAGATCGTACAGTTGATTCTTCGTCAGTGACCCGAGCAGGCGGACATTCGGCAATTCGTTGCATCTCCGCCAAAGGACATCATAATAGACGCGCATCTGTTCAACCGTGTTGTCGTAATGCGCGACGAGGAGTTTGACTTCCGGCTGTTCCTTAGCGAGCTGTTCCATGATTCCGCCCGGGCGCAGGAGGTTTTCCAGGCCGCGTTCCGGCCTCGCCGCGTATACCATCTGCCCCTTGTTCCGTTCGATAGTCTTTCGCGGGGCAGGGAAAAGGGAGAGGTCGATCCCGTTGCGGATCACCTCGATCCCCTCGTCGGCCAAGCCATATACTTCTTGGTACTGTTTCTTCTGGAATTGAGACATCAGGAGGACGCGATCAATCTGGTACATGACTCCCCGGACGGTAGGCTCCTGCCGGCGCATGGCTAGGTCATGACACCACAGATAGCAAACTTTCGCGTTGTGCGGACGGGTAAGGGCCTCGGGTGCGCGGGAAATAACCAACACGTCTATATCCGCGCCAGTGATATATTCCTGCGCGGCCTGAATCGGTAGGTATTGTACATCGTTGACGGATACGGGACGCTCACAAGGGGAGAAGATGATTACGCGGTTCTTCCCTCCGAAGGGGTCCGTTTTCTTGACGATGGCCTCGGCCAACTGGATCGCGGCCGTCTCAGAACCGCCAAGAGACTTCTGCTTGATCGTATTGCCGTCGTGTTGCATGCCGGGGGAGAGGAAGACGAAGTTCATTCGTCACCCCCAGTACAATTTCCTCTCATCGTGTTTTCTCCTTCCTCTTTTTTGGATGTTTTGGCATCTTCGGGACTTTGATTCCTTCAATCGCCGCCGAGGAATACACGGTCAGCTTGAGCCAGAATTCCCGCTCCTCCGGGTCGCGTAGATAGGGATTCGTTTCCGAGAGTGGCTTCATGCCTTACCCAATCCATGTTCCATCATGAATTTCTTCGTCGGGAATGGGAGGACGCCCCACAGCGAAGCTATAAGAATGATTTCCCGGCATTCCATCATCAGGAAGTCGGGCGATATGAAGACAATTTCCACCTTTTTGGTTCGTGCAGCCACGCGGGCGAAGATATCAGCCCATTCCTTAGGTGTAAGCATCTGTATGTGGCCTGGATCAACACCCTTATCGATGCTTATGATATGGAACTGGCATATTCCTACCCGATAGAATTCCTCAATGGTTTTTTCGAGGACTGATTCATCTATGTGTTCCATGAGCCCGTGGGAGAAAATCAAATCGAACTCATCATCGCCATACATCGACATGTTGCTGACATTCCCCACATCAATCTGGCTGCGGAATTTCGATAGTCTCCGTGCCCGATCAGAAACCTCAATCCCACGGCATATGAAACCGCGTTCCTTCCAAGATGCGATCTTATGTCCTACCCCACAACCGGCCTCAAGGATTTTTGCCCCGGCTTTAAGCCCATAAACCCACACGGCGTAATCAATGTATTGTTGGTTTATTTCTATTGCATTCCTATGCAACCCACTTTCGACATAGAGCTTGAAATATTCGCTGTTCACATCAACGTATTGCTCGTCATAAAATCTTCCGTCGATCAATTTTGTTTTATCGTCAGTCATGACCGAATCCATTCGGGAACGATTTCATGGCATGTGGCGCATTGAACATAAGGACCGTAGGGGATGTTGTCGATTTCCTCCCATACCGTACCGACGATCCCCCGCCCGAACGCATCCTGGCAGCATCGGGTCACATCCCCGTTGCTCATAATCATGACCTGGCCGTTCGAAAGCCACGGGCAGACGTACCGGGGATGCTGCACATCAGGAACCCAGTCGAGCAACCCCCCCCAGTTATTCGGATGGAGAACGCCGTCCCGGGAATATCCCCACCTCCCATTCGGGTCAGGGTAATATTGACCAGTCAGTTTCCTCAAGGCACGGATGGTTCGGGTCGATGCCTCTGCGTCATGATCGGTCAGGTCGATCTTGTCGATCCCGGCCTCGTACAATTCCCGGCCCATTTCTTCGGTGAACAGAATCCCATTCGTATTGATGAGCAGGGACAGATACCGGGGCATCACTTCCCGCGTCCGCCTCACCCACTCGATCATCTTCGGATGCAGGGTTGCCTCACCCACCCCGAAGAAATTCAGTTCCGCCTGCGTACCGGCATCGACGAATTTCTTCAGCCAGTACAGGGACCGCTCGAACACTTCCTCCGTCATCAATCCCACGTCCCGATGCGCTCCTTGCAACCGGCAGGGGCAATACTCACATGCAAGGTTGCAGACGGAGGCGATTTCCAGATTCTTGATGGCCTTGACGGTCTGATAGGCCATGCAACCTCCTTTCCCGTTTGAAATAGAAAGGGCCGCCCCGTTGCCAGAGCAGCCCTTTCTTTCGTGCGCTTACGGTTGTGTTAGGGGATAGTCCTCCCTATTGTTACACGCCTCCCGACTGCGCCGAGTTCACGCCGAGGATGGAAACGCCGAGCTTGTTGTCCAGGACTCTCTCATCGTCATAGACCCCGACTTCGATCTCCTCGGATTTGGTTTTCTGGTCGAATGCGTGGACTTCCACCGTCATGGACGGAACCCCGGCCAACTGCCACCGGAACGTTGCTCCGTACCGGGGAAGCGGGCCGATGGCGGAACCTGCAGGCTGGAAGATAGAACGCATCCCCCATGAACGGGGATAGCGTAGCTGCGACCCCTTCCGCCGTGGTGTTGTAGTACCCCTGTGCAACCCGCAATTCCTGAAGCTCCAGAAGGTCGGCGACCTGCCGGAGGGTTGCGATGCCGCCGCCGTGCGGGAAGAGATACCCGCGAATCGCCGAGTTGACACGCAATGCACGCCATGCAACCAGCCCGACCACCCCGATGTTCGGGCGGAAGCCGGTCGTGTCCTGCACCCTGTTCAGTACCACGTTGATCGTCGTCAGCGGGTTCCCCCCCGAATTCCATGCGGAGTTCGGCAGGAAGGCCGTATTGACGTTGCTCCCGGAATTGACGATGTTCGTGACCCGACGCTCTTTCCCGATCCGGATGAGATCCGAGATGAAGTACGCGCCGTTCTCCCGGAGGTTCCATACCCGGTCCGCATTCTCGCGGTCCTCCACCGTGATCGGGTATTTCAAAGCATAGTTCTTGCAGTAGTAGGCCGTGGTGGCGACGTTGAACCGTACCATCCGGGCCTGCGTCCCGGGAGCGCGATACGCCGCTTCCTCCCGGAGGAATTCGCCCAAGGGGATGATCGGGATCATGTCGGACTGCTTAGCGACGGTCACGACGGGGAAAATATACTCCCCGAGCAATCCCTGGGTCCGATAGTTGACGACAAGCTGCGAAAGCGGGACATCGACGTGAAGCTCCCGTCCCGTTGCATCGTATGTTTTCACGATTTGGTTTCTGGTAGTCATCCTGGTCCTCCTTACGCAATGATGTAGGCTGGATTTCCGCCTACAAAAACATTGGCAATTCCTCCCGAAGCAGCCGCCGTGATGCAACGACCAATCAGGTAATAGCCAGAGTTGCACTTCGCGAAATACCCCGAAGCGACGACAGTCACTGGATCTGCTGCAGTAAGACCGCCCGATCCGCAAAGCACTTTCGATTCGCCGAGGGCAACGACCGTCATGTGATCCCCGGCTTCTGGTTTGTTCTGCACGACTCCGTGGAAATTCAGCCCAGTTGTGGCAATCAGCCCGGCTGCGGTAACGCCGACATACTGAGTGAAAGCGGTTCCGGCAACGAGGCTATAAGCGATATTTTGTCCGTAATTCATATTGTCCCCCTATGCTCGAATGTACCGCTCCCACAGTTGAGGGAAGCGGACTTTTACGAGGTCTTTTCCTTCGGTGTAATCCTTCGCCTTTCCTTCCTCGACGAACTTCCGGATATGGGAATCCACCGCGACAGCGGGAGGAATATCGGGATCGCCGTCTTCCCCGCCCCCTGCGGTTTCCTTGAAATTCACCTGCGGCCTCCGATCGTGAAGAGACTTCACGAACAGATCACGCGGGTTCACTTCCCTGTCTCCGTATTTCCTGGTTCCGGGGCCGATTGCGGAATAACTTATGAGCAGAGATTCCTCCTCGGCGGGCAGGATCTTGCCTTCCTTTTTCAGCGCGGGCAAGGTGACTTCCCGGAACTGCTTGGTTGCGATATCCTCGTCCTTCTTCGCAAGCGCCGCCTCTGCCTTGATGGCTCTTTCCTCCATCTCGCCTTTGGTTGCTCGTTCCGTTTCGAGCTGCGTGCGGAGAGAGGAGATCATTTCCTCGTATTGTTTGACTTCCATCGGTTTTTTACCTCCTGGAGGTGTTTCCGTGCTATAGGTTCTTACTTCCCCATCCGATCCGTAGGTGCGAAGATCCCTGGTTCCATCCGCCATCAGCGCCATTTGCAGATCCTGCAAATTGCTCACGGCCGGAAGATCCGCCCCAAGAAGGGCAACCGCCTTCAATACCCGAGGCCAGATCCTGCCCTCGGCGTCCTTGAAGTTCCAGTACACCTCCGCACTTTTCGTTCGGTACCGTTTCCCTTCGATCAAGTTATGCAACACATCGGGTACGTCTTCCAGATCCCCGATGAGTTTCTTTCCCCACCTTTTCAGGTTCGCCACCCATCCGAGTGCGGGTGCGCCGTCTTTCTGACCGAACCATTTCTGCGCTTCATCATGCCCGAGTTTCAGGGGCGGACGGACCCCGAGGGAATGGAACGCCGATACCATCGCGTCGAGGTCCGATTCGGTGTATGGATCGTCGTTCCATACGCCTGCGGAAAAGATTTCCACGTTGCGAATGGTCTTGGCGTATTCCTTGGCGACGAGGTTTTCGTTGTAACACTTCGGAAGATTCTCCCCCTCGGGCCATTCCTCAATCGGCTTGCCCATCCATTCCAGCGAATCCGAATGGTCCTTGCTTCCGCTGGCCGCCTCGAATGATCCACCATGCTTCCCGCAGGATGCTCGGGCCTGCGCTTCGCCGAAGGATCCCTTCGGGTATCGGATGGCCTGGACTTCCCATTCACCGCCCTCTTTCATTCCCATCAAGACGTCCGCGCCGCCTTGTTTCTTGTACCGGATCTTTTGATACTTGCCGGGATCATGCAGCCGGCAGGAATGAAAATTTGCCATGGGGCTCATTTAATGACTCCCTATTGCGTGATGGTTTTCGATTCGTGCATTCCTGAATCCACAACCCTTAAGCCATTTCACCATCGTCTCGTAATACTCCGCATCCGTGCGCCCGTCGCCTTTGCCGAAGTATCGCGTGTTCGTCGGGGGATGGGGACTGATGGATACATATCCGGCTACACCCAATTCTTCCACCGGCCCGGCATCCGCGATTGCAAACTCCTCCCCTTCGATATCCATCTTCACGAAGTCAATCTTCGATTCCCGGGTCAGGACGAATGAGAGAAGATCGGCAAGAGAAATCGTTTCCACCTCGCATTCGGCAGGGAATCCTTCATGGAAACAAATCGACTTCTGCCCTGGGAATCCCCCGTCGCGCAAGGGAACCATGCGTCCTGATTCCACGGCAACCGCCTTCTGGATTACCGTGATGCGCTCCTCGAATCCGTTCCGTTCGATGTTGTGCCGCAGGGCCTCCGCGTTCTCCGGGGATGGTTCCACCGCATACACTCTCGCGCCCCTTTGCGAGGCTTGGATGGCAAACGTCCCGACGTGCGCCCCGATATCCACCACTACATCAAGGGGGCCGCCATACAGGTTCAACTCCCGGCCCGCATCCTCAATGAGGAATGTTTCACTCATGGGAACGGAGAATGTGAGACCGCCAGTCGTGATCGTGACCATCGGCTCCTTCCACTTCTTGTCCCCGTAGTGCGTCCACCAATCGCACTTCGCGGTTGCATCATAGGCCGCGCCCCTGCGGAGCTGGCAGAAAAGGATGGTGCCCTCTCCATAGGAATGTAGGCAATCCGAACAGGTCATTGGGTAGCGAAACCTTCCTGCGGTTTCACCGTGATCTCCCCCTGTTTCGACATCTCCTCCTGCCATCCCCGATCCAGAAGGGTCACGGGGAGGAGTACGCTACGGCAGTTGAAATGCAAGGGCGGATTGTATCCGTTCAGCGTGGCTTCCGTGAATATCTTCCCGTGCAGGGAACGGCAGATCGGCGTCGTCACCGCATCCAGGATCGCCGAATACCGATATGCCTTCACCCAACTTTTCAGTTCAGGCGCCCGGAGCATCGTGAGGCGCGTATGATTGTACGTGTCCATGATGTTCGTGCGGGCAATCACCTCGGCCCGGGATGCCTTGTTTATCATCCTCCCCGCGCTGTCTTTCACGGGAAGCCATTCCCGCAACGTCTCGTACAGTCCTTCCTCGAATCCGAGCCCCCCTGGATGGGATTCCGGATTCTCCTTCGCCCAGTTCATCAGGTAATTCCTGGCTGCCTTCAGGATCGAATCCTTGATGATCCCGGTGATCCAGAACGCACGCTCCTTGGAATATTCATCGATGATCCGGTCCGCCGTGGGGAACAAGGATTTCTTCGCCGCGAAGGTGCGGGGTTGCAAGTGTAATTCATGTTCAAGGTGCGTCACGGCAAGAGAGCGGGAATCGCCAAGCATCTTCTTTACAACCCTCTTGACCTTCGCCGCCTCATCCCCGGGGAACGTCATGCGATCTAAATTAGAGAGTTTTTTTTTGCGTCGATGGCAAGCGCCTTGATGGAATCGGAGAACGCTTCCGACAGCGCGGTCTTCGCTTCTTCCTCAAGCCCGTCCAATTCGTCAACGTGATCCTTCCATGCTTTGCGCGCTTCCTGTGCATTCAGCGTGGTCAGGACGTACACCTTCCTGTCCAATCCGTTCCCCTTCTCCTTGCGGTTTGCCAGCGGAAGAACCCCCTCTTCCTCGTCAGGTTCCTCCGCATCCTTCATCGCCGTCTTTTCCGCAGCCGTTGCCTCGGGGAATCCGAGCAGGGACCGGATGTGTTCCTGCGTCTCCGGCGTGGAAGTCACGGCCCGCTTGCTCACCGCATCGGCCCAAGCCACGACGAACGACTTCTTGTCCTCTTCGCGCATCGGCTTGAACACGAATTTCGGATACTCATCCTGCAACCCGAAGTTCATTTCGATGAGTGGGCGGATGAATTGTTCGTTGAGGACTTCCGCGACCTGCTTGGAATCCGCCCCGAGAACGAGATCGAACGTCGCCTCTTCCGTTTGCGAGCGCGCGAGGGACCCTTCCTTTTGCGAGGAGGATAGGCCCAGTAGGGTCGGCATCAGGATGGCCCGGGCGATGCGTACATCGCAGGCATCAATGGCCACCTGGAACGTAGCCCCTGTGGTATTCTTCGTCTCGACGAAATTGAGTTCCAGATTGTCCGGCGCAACTGCGGCCATCCCAGCCTGAAGATTGCTTACTATGGTGCGGAACTTTTCCTGATCTGCCGCATTGATCGTTGGCGATGTCACCTTCCCCCACACGACGGGAATTGCAAACTTCTCCAGGTACATCCCCCAGTACCGGAAGAAGTTCATCTTGAGGAACCAGAATCGGTAGGCGGATTTCAGGTCCGATTCCCCGAAGTAGTTATCGAATTCCTTCTGGTAGGTGTAGAGCAGGAACTTCCCCACATCCAGGCGGCGCATTTCCCCAGTGTTCTGCCGTTGGATGAGGCCCATCGGCCTCAATCGCCCGAATTCGTCAACATCGAAATGGAATCGGGTGGGCGACTTCTGCCGAAGGGCCTTGACCGTGATCTTCCCCTTGAACGGTCCCGTCTCGATATTGCCGTAAATCTTTTCGTGTACGGAGAATCCGTAATCATAGGCCGACAGGATGGAACGCACTGCATCGTCGATGGTCCCCTCCATCGAAGAAATCACGTCCTCCACGAATTCGTTGGTTTTCTCGTTATCCCCCTCGATGCTGTATCCAGGATGGATGATGGCGGATTTCTTCAGGTGCAAGGCGGCCTTGATTTGGTCGTCTTCCCGCATCTTCTTGTAGATGGACAGCCCGCCCTTTTGCGCCGCCAGAAGATCCGGGTTGTATCGCGGATCGCCCCAGTAGGGACCGTAGATATCGTCCACGTTCGTCGCGGTTTCGCCAGCATACTTCGGGCCGATCTTCGCGGCGTATTCAAGGGCCTCGCGCTCGAACCGGCGCAAGAGCCAGGTCACGATGCTCAAATCTTGCCTCCTGTCATATCGGCATTTCCAGCATGGTCCCGATGGAGCGGAAGCCGGTATCCACGGTCATCTCCTTCGGTTCCGGTACGGCAGAGTCCGCGATATCCTTCAGCCGGTTGATCCCATGGACAAAGGCGTCAACCTGGTCATCGTTCTCCCCGGAGGGGAAGGACATCAATTCGTCAAGGAACGCCTCAAGCCACGGGGCGTCCTCCGGAAGATACACCTTCCCGGCCTCGCATAAGGGCGTGGCGGCATGGGCACGGAGCACCTTATCCTTATCGGCTTGGATCGGGATGACCGGGAGTTTTGTGTCACGCTGGAATTCTTGAATCAGCATCGCCCCTGCGTCCTTGTCCTCGACGCATAGCTCATGGGATTTGTGCGAGGCGAATAGATCGGCGACTTTCCGCTTCAGGTCTGGATATATGACCTTCTCCCGCCATACGTGGCGCACATAGATATTCCCGCCATTCATCGTGTCGAATGTAATAAGCGAGGAGTAATCGTTTTCCTTCTTCGTCTTGTGCGCGGTGTCGAGAACTTGGGAACGCCGGACAAGCACTCCGTATGGTTCGCCCTTGTACCTTGGGAACCATTCACGCTTGAATATCGCCCCCTGTTCCTTCGGTGGTTTCTGTTGGTAGAGGGACGCCCATTTGACGGACCCCTGCGTGGCCCGGATCTGCTCAAGTTCCGCGAGTGATTTCATCCCTGGCCACAGGGCCTCGCCCTTCTTGCGATGCTCCTCGTCCTCTTCGGCAAGGGCGGGGAATGAAATGATCTCCCATTCTTCCCCGGTTTCCTTGGCCGACTTCAAGATCCTCCCGGCTAGGTCATCCTCATGCCACCGGGTTTCGATGAGAATGATCGCCCCATTTTGGTGAAGACGGGTCAACGCAACGGTCGTGTACCAATCCCACACCTTCTGCCGAATTACTGCGGAATGCGCTTCCTCGTAATCCTTGATCGGATCATCGATAAGCAGGATATCCGCGCCGCGCCCCACGATAGGCCCGCCCACGCCGGCGGAAACATATCGGCCATTCTTGACTGTGTTCCATCGATCCGCGGCCGTCGAATCATCGGAAAGAATCTTACTGAACAATTCCACGTACAGCTCATCGGCGACGAGGTTCCGAACCTGCCGCCCGAAGTCGGTTGCAAGATCCCCCGAATACGATGCGGCGATGATATGCTTCTCCGGATTCCTCCCCACGCACCACGCCGGGAACCGGATCGAGGCAAGTTCCGTCTTCCCGTGTCGCGGAGGCATGAAGATGGCGAGGCGGGTTATTTCCCCGCGCTCAACGGCTTCCAACTTCTCCGCGATGATGTAGTGATGCCAGTTCGGGATGTACCCCTTGCGGGTCAGGATCGAGAAATCAATCAGCCGGCGTCTTGCCAGCTCCGCGATTGCTTCCTTGCGCGATGGCGCGTAACGCCGCTTCGGGGAGTTCTTTGATGGCGTGCTCAATCGGTTTCCCATCGGCTCCCGTCACCTCCTGGCGCTCAACGTACCCACGGCTTTTCCCTTGGCATTTGAGGTAGAAACAGATCGCCCATGCTTCGCCATTCTCAATAGCGATTTGGAGTTTACTTTCCGCAACGTCGAGCCTCAATTCCTTGGCTTTGCCAAGCGCATCTACGATGGCTGGATACTTTTTCATCCAGCCGTAGAACACTTCACGGCTGACGTGTAATTGTTCGGCCGTCGTCGATACTAGACCATCGCCCTTGCTTACAGCATCGGCGATACGCTCGATCTCTTTCTTCGTCGGATATTTACTCAAGATGCGCGGCATAGGTCCATCGCTAATGCGTTCTGCTTCCTGTGGTGCATGGCTAAAGCGTAGGCTCGGCCCGTCCCGACTGGACACACATCGCAGGGCCGGATGGTAAATTCTTTCTCAAAAGCGGGTGAAATTCGTTTCCGGAGACACTTCCTCTCCCGGGACAGGTCTGGGCACGTCCGCCATCTATGTCCAGGCGGTATAAGCATTTATCGTCCTTTTCTGGGAATAAAAAAGGGGCCTTTTTCGGGCCCCCGGGGAAACCTATGGCATCAAGAAAAGATTATGAATCCAAAAAATGGCCTGTCAAGCACAAAATGATGCGGGTGCAAGAAAAGGGTGCCCCGCCGTGCCCCGCCCCATCACCTCCTCCTGCATTTTTTCATTCTCCTCGTATCCCCGCATTCGCCGAGTACCTGAATCTCGCATAGCAAACACTGGAACTCACAGATGGCCTTATATAAACGCCGCCTCTCATGGTCCGTCCACGCCGGACGTGGCTGGTCCGGCTCAGGCATCCACCAGTCAAGAAACCAAGACGGCCTCTTATCGTCCCCGGGATCACACGCCTCGGCGCGGCAGATGATCGAGATGGCCTCGAGACGCTTGGTTTCATCGGCGATGTTCTGATGTCCTCGCTTCCGACGGGTGACGAATTTCTCAGGGTCATAGTTCTGTGCCTTCGTCCCCCGCCGGATGAGTAAATATTCCACCGCGAATTGAAACGCGTGGCCGACATCGCACGCCTTCCCCGCAGGAACAGGTTCCCCGCAGAGGAGGCATTTCATTTGATGGTGAACCCGCCCATTTTTGCCTTCTTGCCGTCAATGTCCGCCTTGGCGATAAACAGCGTGTCGGTTTCCATCTTCTCAGTGATTTTCTCTTGGAGAACGGTTTCCCTCATACCACGTTCGTCCTGGTATTCGATGGAAAGGGTGTCTCCTGGGAGCATATGGATAGCTCTTTTCACCTGCTCCGTTACGATAAAATCACTTATCTCCGGTTTTTCCTTCATGGCATTTCCCCCTTGATGATTCCCTCCAATTCCTTCCTCGTCCACCGCTTCCCGATTCCCTTCCGTTGGCGTGCTTGAAGAATCCAGTCGGCGAATATGTGAAGGCCGTGGCGTTTAACCACAACGAGGATTCCAGGGCCGGGATCCCGGGGCGCGTTGATGTGGCATCGGTGGCAGATGGCTACACCTACGCGAGTATCGTACCGGAGGAATCCGTACCGTCCCTTCGGCATGGCGTGGTGGGCTGCTTGGACCTCGCGCACCTCGCAAACTTCACAAGTAGCGGCTCGCAGTTTGACCTTGAGCGCCCACGCATCATCGGCTTTCTTGCGGAGGGACTTGAGGGACGGCTTGCGCTTCATCCCTTGGCCGCCAACGGAAG